ACTTCCTTTTCGGATCTCTATCCCAATCATGTGTTCGATCCAGTTGAGATTGCAAAGCATACCAAGGACTTTGCACCGCCTGATCATTACTTCGCCAATACTCAGTATGCTCTGCAAGCCTGACTAAATACCGCAAGAGGTATTCGTAATGAGTAAAACGCTGCTCACAGGCGGTTGGGGTCTTGTCGGTTCCGAGATCCCCAATAGCGAACAATACAAAAGACCCCGACACGCAAGCATGGACTTGTGTGGTTCTTATAACACGGATGTCCGCGATGCGATGTATCAGTACGACATCAGCGAGGTCATTCACCTTGCAGCCAAGGTCGGCGGGGTAAAGGGCAACAACGACAACATGATGTCCTACTTCATGGACAACATGGCGATGAACACGAACATTCTTCGTGCTTGCTCTGAGTTGGGGTCAATCAAGAAGGCAACCTTCATGCTCTCCACCTGTGTCTTCCCCGCAAAGGTGACATATCCCGTGGACGAGTTGCAACTCCATAACGGCGAACCACACCACACCAACTATGGATATGCATATGCAAAGCGTATGCTTGAGGTTGGTGCGCGTACCCTTCGTCAGAACGGAAAGCAAGCGCGGTGCATCATCCCGTGCAACATCTACGGGAAGAACGACAACTATGACATCGTCAACGGGCATGTGATCCCGAGCCTGATTCATAAGTGCTACCTTGCCAAGAAGAACGACACCGAACTTGTCGTTTGGGGTAGCGGCGATGCCGAGCGCGAGTTCATCTATGCCCCCGATATCGCACGGGCGGTCGTGGAGATTCATAACGATGATCGCAAAGACGATGGACTAGACCTGATTATCGTCTCACCTAACATCTCATACAAGATCCGCGATATCGTATTCATGATCGCGGACTCCTTCGACTTCACGGGAAAGATTGTGTTTGACATCACTAGTCCCGAGGGTATACTTCGCAAACCAACATCTGCCCACAAGTTCAGGAAGTTCTACCCGAACTTCAAGTTCACGGGCATTGAACAAGGGATCGCACAGACATGCAAATTCGTAGAGGAGAACTATGACAGCCTTCGCAAATGAATGGAATGGAAAGACTGCCGTCATTACGGGAGTCAACGGACAGGACGGATCTTACCTAGCCGACATGCTTGTCGCCAAGGGCTACACGGTGATCGGTCTCAAGCGTCGAACATCGACTATCACCACGGGTCGCATCGACCATCTGTACGACAATCCGCTGTTCAAGATGCATCACTATGACTTGCTTGATGGTGCTGCGGTGTCACACATCATCTCGCAGTACAAGCCCGACGAGTTTTATAACTTGGCGGCACAGTCACATGTCGCTGTCTCGTTTGAAATCCCCGAGTACACATCGGACGGTATCGCAGGGGGCACACTCAAGATCCTTGAGGCTATTCGTAGTCTCAGCCCGACCACTCGCTTCTATCAGGCATCCTCATCCGAGATGTTTGGTGATAGCGATGATTACGATCAGAGCAGGGGCTACGACGAAGAGAGCCGCATGATGCCCGTCTCTCCGTATGCCGTGGCGAAGTTGCATGCTCACCATATGACTCGCGTATATCGAAATGCATACGGTCTCCATGCATCGTCGGGCATTCTCTTCAACCATGAGAGTCCCCGCCGTGGCGAGACATTCGTGACCCGAAAGATCACGATGGCGGCAGCACGAATCAAGATGGGCTTGCAGAAGGAACTGCGTCTAGGCAACCTTGATGCCATGCGCGATTGGGGATTCGCGGGTGACTATGTCGAAGCCATGTGGCTCATGCTTCAGCAGCCCAAGGGAGATGACTATGTGATTGCTACTCAGCAGACACACAGCGTCCGAGAATTCCTTGACATCGTGTTCAAGGAGGCAGGGCTTGATTGGAAGGAGCATGTGGTTATCGACCCCAAATACTTCCGACCCAACGAGGTGCCGTTCCTCCTTGGCAACCCATCGAAGGCGAAGCGAGTCCTTGGTTGGGAGCCAAAGGTGAATATGAAACTTCTCGCAAAGATAATGTACAAAAGCGACATGGCGGAATTGACAAAACAGATGCAGGGCGGTATAGTACATGTGTGACGAAAGGGGTTCGCCCTTGCCGAAGTTCGCTGAGGCTAGTCACCGAGACCCCCACCAAGCGTGGGGGTTCTCGCATAGGAGCAAATCATGACCCTACCATACGAACAGTACATTGCGATCACGAACACTCGCAACTTCTTGCTATCCCTCATGGATCCGCAGAAGACTCCCAAGGCACCGAAGTACCTCCGTGAGGAGGCTCGTCGGCTACTCAAGCACTTCCCCAACGAATACGAAGCCAACGACATGGTGAAGGCGCATACCGAAAGCACAATCGGTGTCACCGACAATCAGGTGCGGGGCGATCCGATTGAGTACAGCCCTCGCTGCGGTGGATGGATCTTTTGGGATGAGACTTGGACGCAGCCAAGCAAGGGGTTCCTCACACGGCGTGATGCAGAGGACGCTCTCAAGGCTTACCTGAAGACTCTTCTATGAAAACGATCCACATCGTTGATCGACTGACGGATACCCACCGAGCAATCAAGGGTGGTATGGAAGAGATCGGACGAGTTCGTATTGCCGATCTTCTCAAGGAAGCACGGGATCGGATTCATGAATTGGAAGGCGTTGTGTTTTCCTATCCACCTTCCGAACATGCACCCGAAGGCACAACATGGCGTAAGGAATACGAAGACCTTTACGACACCATGCTGAAGATGACCCCTGAGGAGTTTATGGAATGGCAGACGGCGATGAAGGACTGATTGAGTGTCCTTGCAATCTGTACGAACTGGCTAAGGAGATCTGTCTGCGAATTGACCGCCCCAAGCGACATTGCAGCGTGATACTTCATAAGGGTCGCGTTGTTGCCGTGGGCACGAATCAGATGAAGACCCATCCGCTTGCCCGTAAATATGGATATCTTTTCGATGAGATGCATTCGGAATTGGATGCATTTCGCAAGTGTGGGAACAAGCAAGGACTTGAACTTTGGAACTTTCGCTTCAACCGTTTTGGTCAGGAGCGGATTAGTCGCCCATGCACAAAGTGTCTTCCTTGGTGTATTGAAGTATTCGACTGCATTCACTACACCACGGGAGATGGCATCAAACGGCTTCGTGGATAATTTGTCCAATAACTGGGGATAAGTCCGATAAGTACTTGATAAGCGGGGATTTGACACCCGCATGTGCGCCCCCTCCCATCTTCACAGGGAGGGGGTTGCTTTTTGGGGAATGGGACTTGACAGGGGGGTAGACATACTGTATCTTTCTTATGTGAAGGGAACCATATGACCACGAAGACCCCAACCTCCACCGTCTCCGAACGCGACCGCCGCCTAGCCGAGGTCAAGAACGGCATCCCAAAGAAGGCGCGTCAGATTGCCGCCGACGAGTTGGGTGTCACATACAACGCCGCCAAGAGCGAGTCTGATGCCCTATACGCCGCGTCTCGCCCCGAGCCGAAGGTCGGTCAGGTGCGAATGATCGTCAGGGGCAAGGGCGAAGGCAAGAGCGGCAAGATCGTTTGGGTCGGCAAGACGAAGTGGGGCAATCGAATTGCCGTTGCGACGAGCGACGAGCGTCTACCGAACGGACGCTACCGCGATGTTGTCTACGCCCGTCCTGCATGGACAAAGACCGTCGATGCCGCCCGTGATGCCCGTCTCGCGGAACTGAACAAGATCCTCAGCAACTGCGACCGCAAAGCGATGGAGCCGATCTACCACCGCGAACTGCTGCGTCTCTACCGAGAGGCTGCTGCCGCATGGAATGTCACCGAAGCCGTCCTGTTCAAGCGCACCATCGAAGTGATGGAGGAAGAGATCGCTAGGCTCAAGGAGTATGACTCCCGCCTATGCGAGAATCATTGGGCATGCGATGGCCCTGCATACGGTCAGGTTGAGCGTCAGAGCGAAGGCATCAACCGAGAGATCAACGACCTGAGCGAGATCGTCGCTCTACTGAAGAGCGAGACCGCTTGATGCTTCACGACTACCTAACAACTTCCGATGAACGCAAGAAGATCGTTCTGTTGACGATCCTCGCGTACATTGCGCTGCTTTGATTTCCGATGTCAACGCCGAAACTGCACATCCTCACAACCATACACGGCGATGCCGTACTCATAGCGATTTACAACCCCGAGCGGGTATGCATTCGCGGAGCCGAGCGCAGCATGGGTCGCGCATGGTCGGACGGCACCTACAACTCCCAACAGGCTAGGTCGCTGTGGGATGCCATCATTGGTGATGGCGGTGCGATCATCGACACCACTCTCCTGAACGCACTTCTTCCACAGATTGTCAGCGAGACCACCAAGGTTTTGGACTCGCAGATCGAATGGCTGAAGACTGCTCTTGATACAAAGAGCAAGGAAGTGGAGCATGAGAGGGCGCAGCATGATAAGTCAAGAGAGCGATACGCAAAGAACGAAGCGCAACTTCAACAGGAACTGCATCATGCTGTTGAAGAGTTCTATAGAAACCAAGATCACATTCAGTTTCTGAAGGGAGAACTTGGCGACTATATGAAAATCGCCTGTAAACACGAAACTGCCGATTACGGCGATGGTGGGTTTGTCGATGAATGATTACACCGATACTGGCCCTTGGGTTCTTCGATGGGATCGTCACCCGACGAAGAGAGTCATGTTTGAAAAAGACTTCAGCGGCGGTAAGCCGTTCATCAAGATTTCAGGCACAGGCTTTCAAGGCTTGGACGATCCTCCTCCGCGTCTTGTCATTCCGCACACATCGCTTGGTGATTGGTCTATCGACCTGAACAACGATGACAGTTGCTACCTGATCGGTATTGAATTTGCCCGTGAGATTTGGCAGCGTATGCTAGACATGGGTTGGATTCAGATCGATTACACTTCCCCCATCTGATCATGAGTCACTTCTACGCACAAATCGTTGAATCGTCCCGCAAGACTGTTCCTACCGCGAGGGGGCACAAGTCAACTGGCATTCAAACTCTTACACAGTCATACAACGGACAGATTCGTGTCCGCATGTGGCACGACCCCAAGACCAACGAGGACAAGTACGAGGTCATCCTTCAGCCGCATGGTTACAAGGAGTCGGACGGCGGCATCGTCCTTGCAACAGGGGTTATTTCGGACGATAATGCCCCCTGATTATCGGACGCACTAATTCCTCGCCCGAACTGGAATAGTGGCTTGACTTTTCCTCGGAGTTTGGTATTCTTTAGGTGTAGGAGGTAACCACCATGACCAACGACCTTTACACCCTGACGAACGAGCGAGAAGGCACTCGCTACGAGTTCAAGAAGGGTACAGGCGATCTATGGGGTGGCATGTACCTAGTTACCCGTGTGTGGCTTGCCGATAACGAGCGAGAGTACATGGGTGCCTATGACAAGAATGCCGCCCGTAAGTATTGGGACAGTCTCGTCGCTAGCGGCTTCGTGAAGGCTTGACAGAAGCCGAACGATTCGATATGATTCGGGTGTGAAAGGAATGCCCACCATGACAACCACGACCGCCTCAGTCAACCTACTAACCGCCTCCACCAACCTTCCCGCTTCGTGGGGAGACAAGAGCCTAGCCCTGCTTCGGCTAGACCGTTGGCTGTGGTCGGCGCAGGATCTCATCAACAAGAACTACGCGACCCACTTTTCGAACCTCACGCCGTCTCTGCTAGAGATGTCTGACGGTCGCCGCTACATCCGCATCGACAGCATCGCTGACGGTGGCAGGGGGCGGCGGTCGGTGTGGGCTTTCATCGACAAGAAGACGGGCGACATTCTGAGAGCGGCAGGATACAAGGCTCCTGCCAAGCATGCCCGTGGCAACCTGTTCGACGCTCAGGGCGGTCTTGGTTCGCTGACCCCCTACGGCCCGAAGTACCTCAAGTAACCTCCCTCGGTGCGACCCCCTCATGCGACGAGGGGGCTTTTCCATAGAAAGAAAACCATGAACAACAACTACTCCAAGAACCTCCTGCTCTTCGTTCTCGCCGCATCCGCAATCTCGTTTACGCTTGTGTCGCTGCTGTCAGCGGGATACCTAGCCCTGTATCACTTCCTGCGTGATCACTTCGGTCTAGGCTTTTGGCAAGTGGTGTTCCTCTACGCCGCGTTCGCCACGGGACTCTCGCTACTGAGCGTATTGCTGAAGCAGCGAGACTGAAAAGTTCCGACTCAAAATGAAACAGGGGAGTCTTTCGACTCCCCTGTTGTTTTGTATTGTTGAGTTGTCTTATCCAGTAATTCCTTCAACCGTTCCTGTTTTCAGGGATGCACCAATGTATGGTTTGATGACAACATCGTTGCTATCAAATCTCAATCCATTATCATCGGTAGGGTGGTATCCAAGAAGGAAATTCGCCCAAGATGGATCTGTTGGGTGACTCATGTCAAGTGTACCCGCCTTCATGTAGCCATCGCGGATGATTGGATAGTCAAAGCGGGTAACCAACTCGCTTACGCCAATTTGGGCATCCTCGCACTTCAAATACGCAATTTGGCATGTTGCCAACTTGATGTTGGGCGAGGACGATCCTGCTCCTGTCACACTAAAGGCTCCCAAATTCAATTCGGTATAGGTTGGATTTCCTCCATCACCCAAAGAACCCAAAGTAATCGGGGCATTCCCGAGATACTTACCAATACGAATTATTGCCTGTGATCCATAGTTGCCCCAAATATACCCACCACTTAGCAAACTAGTTGGATAGATGTTATATTCACCAATAGCAGTTGTTGCAGATGCGGAGAACCGAACGGGATAGCCATGGATGCTGTAGTAACCGCCATTTGTCTGCGTCACATCAGTTACAAACACACTTCCGCTGTTTTGGTAAATCGATTCCCAATTGCCCTTCAAGAAGGCAACTCCGTAAGTGAAGTCATTGTATGTGTTTGGTTTATACAAACCGAACCCACCAACACCAGATGCAATATTGTCAATTGCAATATCTGCGCCACCCGTAGTTGATGTTGAGAAGTCATTGAAAGTAAATTGAGATGTGCGAATCTTTAGTGGAGAAAATGAACTAAAATCTCCATAAATGTTTGCACCCACACCAATTTCACCAGATCTCAACTGGGAACTATTTGCATTTGTTGTTGGTCTGAAGGTGTTGAAAACCGTGAACGCGATATTTCCGTGACCACCACTTCCCGCTGTATATCCACCCGCCCAAGCAGTTGCCCCTGATGCCGTGAATCCATCGCCTGACATGCCACCGTACAAGCAAGAAACACTATATGTCTGTATTGGCTGTCCTGATGGCCCTGTATAACTACCGCTGAACCAAACAGTATCTCCACCCTTCGGAAGAGTGGTTGTATCAACATAGTTGTAGAAGCCGAATGATCCAGTTACCGAAATGGCCCTCTTCCAGTTCTTCGTGTTGCTCCAAAAGTAAGGGCCAAACCAATAGTCGCCAATATCAGAAGTTGTTCCATCGATTGGATTTGTCCAACGAGGTCTTGTTCCTCCAGTACCACCGCCCGTTGCGGAATATCCGCTATTTGCCCCTGTATATCCTGTATGTCCACCTACCCATTGATAGATTGCCATTTTTTCTCCTGTTAGAGGTTCATCTCAGATACGAGTCCTGTATTTATTGCTTTGGCTTATTGGGATTTGCCTGAAGCACCTTCCGTGCCTCTTCCAATTTCTTGAATCCATTCTGCTCCTTGATCTTGGCGATGATCTCCTTGGTCAAGTCGGATTGAACCTGAGCGGCTACGCCGTTGACCCCGAAGATGCGCTCTTGCTCGTCGGGAGTCATGGTCTCCTTGAGAATCTGAATCATCTCCACGATCTCGCGCACCGCTGTTCCGCTGCGCTTGGCATTGATGGTTGACCATGCAATCATTCCGATTGCCGTCAAGAAGCCCAACACCAAAAGCACCGCACCGACAAGCGCGATCTCCTCCATGTAGTACTGGGATGCGGAAGCAAACCCAATCATGAGAAGTCCTATGAATGCAAGTGATGCACCATATGTCTTGTTGAGGAAGAAGGCGACTGCGGCTCCACCCGCGATCATCAGGAACCCGATGACCCAAAACATACTGATGTAGCCATACAACTTCTCCATCGCTTTCACCTTGCTTTGGTCAAGCATCACCTGAAGGCTCGTCAACGACTTCTCCAATTGATTGACTTCAGCAGTCAGTTTATTCAACTTATCGGCCCCTCGCTGTAGATCGTCAGCGGCCTCAATAATATTGGTAGCCTTGCTGTCGATCCTTGTCAGCGCATCCCCCGCCAAATCGACCGTGGAGGGCTTTGGGGCAGCGGAGGGGGCTGTGTCGCGGGTCGGGGCTACGGACGGCTGTAGAGCCAATCCCTGCCTCACCGTGGCAGTCTCCGTGAGGATTGCTCCCGCGTCTCGCTTGATGTCTCTTATCGAATCCTGAGCATGGTCAATAACTGAGTTCAGAGCAGCCGACGATGCCCCCGTGGACGGGCTGACCTGATTGGGAACCGTATTGCAGGACGCGATGCTTGCTGCGAGTAGTGCCCCAAGGATAAGGTTTGATATCGATCTCATACTGCTATTTAGGGACAGGCCCCCCATGCAGAAAGTAGCATTCCAAGATCGCTCCCATCAACAAAACCATCCCCATTGATATCGTTTTGATTTGTTCCCCACGAAGCCAAAAGAATTCCCAAATCACTTCCATTCACCAAACGATCTCCTGTGAAGTCTGCGGGGCAAGGCACGGGCTGTGCTGCACGAACTGCGGCATCTGCGTTTAGCATTCCCCATCCTGTGAGCGTGTCATATCCTGCCGTTCCGATGTCTCTGCAAGTAGTCTGCATGATCGATTCCACCTGTGCTGCCGAAAGGGAAGGATTGACAGAAAGAATCAATGCCGCCACCCCTGCTGCATATGGCGAAGAAAACGATGTGCCGTCGATGATCGTGTAGTCTCCCGATCCATATCCATTCGATCCTGTTCGATCCGTGGTGTAGATAGACTGACCCGCAGCGACGAATGCTAGTTTGCTGCCGTATGATGAGAACGATGCCTTCTGACCACTTCGATTCGATGCACCGACTGCTATCACTCCGTTTGATCGTGCAGGGAATCCAATGTTCGTGTTTCCTGAATTGCCCGAACTTGCGAAGTTGACCACTCCCGCATTTCGTGCAGCGACATATGCATTCGTCATGGCAGTCGATGCCGTGCCATAGTCATTGCTGTTGTTCGTGACACGGACACCGTTTGCGATTCCCCAGTTGATTGCATTGACAGTCCACGATGTCTGTCCCTGCCACGATCCGCTGCATGGTGTAACTGCTGTTCCCACCTTTGCGGATATGACCTTGCAGTCAGGCGCAACACCAACCGTGCCGATTGAGTTGTTGATGATCCCCGTGATACACCCTGCCACGGAAGTGCCATGATTGTCACATTCGTTGGTAGGGCCGCCACCTAAGATGCCATTTACGGCACCTGTGGTGAAGTCACGACCCGCCTGTTGGTTGATGTCGGGATGATCCTGCTGTATGCCCGTTTCGAATACGAGGATGCGAATCGTGGGAGACCCCTTGGTGATCGACCATGCATTCGTGGTGTTCATGTCAAAGTTGATGAGTCCACCCGACTGCCCTATGTTGCGATGTCCCCAACATTGCGAAAAGCCCGCATCGTTTGGAATGACTTCATGCCGCATGGCGGTGAACAGACGATCCTCCTCAACGAATTCGATATTGGGATTTGTATTCAACGAAGCAATTGCATCGCGCATCGAATCGATGCTGTCCATGTTGACGAGTGTTAGATTCGGGATATGAGAGTAGTGTTCGGCACTTTCGATACCGTCGATCTCTGACAGTACGGAATCCTTATCTGCTCCATCCTTCCATTGGACGAAGAAGGTGTCGATGCTTTGCTGTGGTTGTGGCTGTGCCCGTCGAATGTCTCCACCACCGAGCATGATCAGGCTTGCGAGAATCGCTAGGATTGTTTTCATGATTACCTCCTGCACTAGTACGAATGACATGCCGTGATGTGTTCACGGAAAACCAAATTGGCATTACTATTTATCCCGTTTAAACACATAAACACTCTTTATGACCCATCAGTTCCCCAACCAAAAGCGTGTATACATCAAAACCCACACCTACAGAGTCGGCGGGGAAGTATCGCCCTTGATGCTCTTTCGCATCACTTCAAGGGACATCAATAAGTATGAGAAGGAGGGATGGAGCGAGGTCTTGATGTCGTTCAAGCAACGCGGCGAAACCATCTCCATCCAGTACACGGGGATTCCATCTAAAGGAGTAAATCATGCCACGCAGAACGGCGATAGTGAAACCAAAGAGACCAAAGAAGTCAACCCCTTCCTTGAAACCCTCCGACAGGCGTTCTCGTTCTTCCGTTAAGAGTCCACGGAAACCCGCTGCCCCACGCAAGCCGCGTCCTTAAATCGGCACCGTCTGATAGGTATCGAATACGAAGTTTACCGTTGCTGTCATTGGTGACGGTTCGCTTTCGTTGTGTGTCAGAGTGAAGCCCGAGATCTTCGTGGGCATGAGATTGCTGAAGGTCATCATGAGAATGGGGTTCTTCTTGTTGTTGAGGAAGAACAGTTTCCCGTGATTGACATTGCCCTTGTATTCGGGCACGATCTCCTTGAAGTCGCGGTATGGAACTCCCGACCGCATCCACTTGACCATCTCCATATAGTTGCGGAAGTTCTCATCGATGATGAATCGAATGGATATGTCGGATGGTGCCCCACCACCAGGGAACTTAATGTCATTCGCAGCGAATAGGTGGTTGTAAACAGCGGGTGTCGAAGACAGATTCGGTGTCTGAACAGCCGTGCAGAAGTATGTCACAGTAGGCACCTTCTCGCATATGAAGCGGAAGTTGGTGCTTGCTGCCAAGTTGGTATTCAGCGGATTATTTCCGAGAGTGCCGAAGTTGGTCAGTTCGGGGAGCCAGTTCTTTACTTCAGGTGATGCCATCACGGATCCTTGATGTCATATGAGGTGAATTGAAAGGTTGCATCACATGTGATGATCGGTGCATCAGCAACAGCAGAATTAAACGCTATGTTGCTGAGTCCCGTGATTATAAGTCCGTCGAACAAGATCCTCGCAACAGGATTCTTCTTGTTGTTCAGCATCAACAACTGACCCGAATCGGTGATCAGGTTCAGCATTCTAGCCTGAGAGCCATCCTTGAAAAAGTCATAGTAGTTCAAAGACTTCTTGAACCATTCCGACATCTCAAACCAATTGCTGAAGTCTTCGTTCACTATGAACTTGACCGTCATGTCACCATGATCGATCTTGTTGCCGAAGAACTTCAGCGAGGAAGCAAACGGCACAGGAACACGAATCGGATCCATCGATAGGTCAGGGAACGAGACTTCGGTACAGAAGTACACACCCTTGCGAACCTTGGGAATCATCAACCGAAAGTTGGTTGAGAAGGCAGGGTTCGTGTTGTCAGGCTGTCGATTCAGACTGCCATGGACGATATCGTCGGGTAACTTAGGAACAGTCATCGATAGTATTTAGAAAGGAAAGGGGCTGTGAGGATTTTTCCCCACAGCCCCCGCGAAATTCCCCTGCCGAAGCAGGATTCTTGTCTCTACCTATCAGAAGAGGTTTGTGACCTTGACGATGCGGTAGTAGATGTTCTTGCGAACTGCACCCGCTGCATAAGGATCCGAAACCGACTGACCAGCGGTGATTGTCGCAAACGGATTGTTGACCAAGCCGTAGCGAGTCTTGAAGCCGATCTTCGGCTGGAAGGAGTTCTCACCGACTGCGCGTACCATCTGTAGCGGGACATAGGGGCAGTAGAACATGCCTGCGTCATAAGCAGACGATCCCTTATAGCCTGCCATGAAGAAGTCATGGGAGGTTGTCATGGACGAATAGGGATCGATGTAGACGCGCAACTTGCCGTTGAGGACACCCGCAAAGGTGTTGCCTGTGTCATCAACATTGAGGTTGGTGCTGAGGGCGGGGGCGTAGTCAAGAACGCCTGCCATGCTCAGAGCCGAGGCAACATCCGAGGAGCAGACAATGAAGTTGCCCTTTCCACGGCGGGTTTCCTTGGCGATCTGATTGCACTCACGCTCAATTTGGAAGAGCAGACCCTTGAACTTCTCAACGCTCCAACGACCGTTGGAATCGACATTGAGGTCGAAGACACCCTGCGTCTGAGTCGTGCCGCTCTTGGCACCCAACTTGGCGTTGGCGTAGATCACGCGAACGACTTCGCGGTTGATCTCAGCGAGGATTTCGCTGGACAGGATGTTGGCGAGTTCGGTCTCAGCGTCGAGGCCGTGGATCGCCTTGAGATCCTGAGCGAGTTCCATCGTGTACTCAGCCTTGAGGGCGCGGGTCTTTGCTTCGACCGTTGTCTTCTCAATGCTGAACGCCATCTGTGGGAATGGGTTCGAAGCGGAGTCACCGAGGGCTTCACCCCTATAGGTGGTGTAACCCGCAGTTCCCTTGACACCCGTTGCCTGAGCAAGTGTGCCCGAGCCGAGCGGATCGACACCATTGACATCAAAGGGATCGGTGTTGTAGACACCCGCAGCGGTTGTACCCGTGGAACCCGATCCACCGAAGGCGGTGTCGGCTTCCTGATACAGAGCCTCAGGGCCAGTCTGATCCATGTAGCGTGAGCGCATTGCAAAGATAAGCCCAGTTGGGCCGCTCATCGGCTGCACACCACAGATGTCGTAAGCAATGAGGTTCGGCATTGCACGACGAACGAGCGAGATAAGGATAGGATCCCAACGAGCGACATTGCCGCCGCCTTCCTGTCCAACAGACTGTGCGCCGCTGAAGTTCGTTGGCGCAGACTCGCGGAGGTACTGCTCTTGGTTCTCCAAGAGCATGGTTGTAACCGCCTTGCGGTAGTTATCCTTGATTGCGGGAAGATCCGCATGCTCAAGAATTGGTTGCCACTTCTTCTGAAGTGCTTCGGAAATGGTGAGTTCCATTTAGGTTTCTCCTTGGTAGTAACTGGTTAAAGACTAACTTTGATATTTAGCGTAAGTGCTATTTACCTTTTTGCAATACGGCGAAGCGTGTCGGTATAAGCCTTCATCGATTCGCTAATGTTCTCGACTTGACCACCAACTGGTGTCTCATCGATGCTCTCTTCTGCGGTGGCAGCAACTTCTTCTGTCAGGACAGTCTTGTTGCTCTTGCCGCTGAAATAGGACTCCTTGATGATCTCCAACTTGTTGCGGACATCACCCTCTTCGCCCTCAAGCGTTACACCCTCAGCGAGAGTACGGAAACGCTCCTTCTGTGTGACTGTGAGATCAGTAGCCATCTCATCAAGGATCTGCTCCCGACGATAGCCCTTCACCTCTTCAGCCAACTTGACATTCTTCATGATCTCCTCGTCAAGGCGGGTCTTCAACTGATCGGCAGTCTCTGCCATCTTGTCAGCAAGATCAACCTTTGCTTCGGGAACCATGATGTCATGCTCAACGAAGAGATTGCGGAGACCGCTCATGAACTCCTCAGCGACCTCTGTGCGGATGCCCTTCTCAATAGAGAGACGGTTTTCCTCAAGCCACTCTTCGATGACATATGAGAGATACGAATCCAACTGCTCGGTAAGAGCCTTCTTGGACTCATCGATCTCTTCGACAAGACGGTTGTTGTACTGCTCTTCCAACTCTGTCTTGATCTCTTCGACGCGCTCGTTGATAGCAGCCTCAAAGATGGTGGAAGCCTTGGTCTTGAAGTTTTCGGTTAGTTCCTCGCCGTCGAACATGGCAGTCATGTGGACATCCAAGTCCTCGCGCATAGCCTTCTTCGACTTGACGCTAGCCATCAACTTGGCCTTGGCATCACCTCCTGCGGCACCGACATCAACTGGGCTTGGGATTACTGCGCCCTTGCCTGTGCCGTCCTTGTAGAGGCCCGCGAACTTGCCGCTGCCTGCACCTGTGGTGGAAGCATTGGCAACGCCGCCCTTGACCTCTTCCTCTTCTTCTTCCTCAGCCATGCCCTTCTTAGCAGAAAGATTCTTCATCTGCTTGGTCTTGGCATCGGCGGTATCTGTAGCCTCGTCAAGCGAATCGGTCTCTTCGACCTCTTCCTCGTCAAGGATGATTTCTTCGATTTCATCGTTCTCGTAATCCATGGGGTTCTCCTTGGTATTGGTTATTTATATGGTTGAAACACTTGGCTCACAGTTTGTCGATGAAACGCTTGAAAGCCTTGACCATCTGTTCTTCCAACTTGCGGGAGGAAGCCTTGTTGATGGATTGCTTGATTTCATCGATTTCTTTGGCAACGAGAAGTCCGTTCTCGTAGATCCACTCCCGACCTTCCATCACTCCACGGACAAAAGCCTCAGGGGCTGAAGGATCTGCAACAATGTCAGCGGCTGTGGAAAGACGGAAATCATCCTTCACATAGTTCGCACCATTCTTTTCTTCAAGAGAACCGACACCACGGGAGGAAACGCCCAACTTGGCACCCTCGTCCATCAGGTTCTTTACGATCTTTCCATATGGCGTATCCATGATTTTGGCTTTGCCATAGAAGTTCTTGCCATCGGGAGCCAACTCCACGATCATGTGGGAGACTCGCTCTAAGTTGATGGTTGGCCCTTCGGGGTGACCAAGTTCACCGAAACCTCTCTTTTGCTCCACGAAGTCCTTGCGGTATTGCTCGACCTTATCCTTCAGCATCTTGAATTCATAGACACGCCCGTTGCGGTTCTTGATATCACCCTGAAGGAAAGTGCCTTCGATGAAGTATGATTTCTGACCGTTCTTCTCTTCGGTCAAGATTTCGATGTTTTCGTTGACTTCGCAGATGAGTTTCATCTGTATGCTCCTTTAGATCGTGAACTCAAGAATGATGGTTCCCGAAACGGGTCTTGTTTCTGCATTATTTAGAGTTACTGATATTTGCCCATAATCTGTTCCTGCACGGTTACTGTGAGAAAATCGCTCCAGAAAAAACCCATCTACACCATCGCCTACAAAAATTCCGATGTCCAATGCGTCCATTTTAAACGGTGTTTGATCTGCACCCCATCTAACACACCACCCGCTGTCAAGTAAACCACCACCAACTCCAGTTGACCAAACAGAATAAAGTTTGATGTCTTTTTCTTGAATGCCGCTCATGTCATAATCAGCAAACGCAGAAGATGTCAATCCAATTGTTGTGCCTTCGTAATTTTCCTGTTGAACATCCTGTGCCACGATTTTCGTGACATATCGTTTGTTTGTTTTAACAAGATCCTGTTTGAAAAGAGGCATTAGAGTACAAATTCAAGAATGATAGTTCCAGTAACCGTTGTTGGCGTAATAGTCATTTGTCCGTTTGGTGTTGTTGCATTATTCGGAATCGTAAATCTCTCAAAATAGAAATCTAGATTTCCCGCTTGTCCAGAATCGAAAGCAGTTGCTCCTGCCGACCCACCCCATGTAAGAGAGTATCGATTGTTGCAGGATGATTTAATCGATGCAAGTTTAGCAGTATTGTTAGTAATCCCTGCGGTCATCAATGCAAACTCACCCGATGTTGCACCGTTTGCAAAAGCATTTCCCGTAATTCCAAATGTAATTGCGGTATTGTGTGCGCCGAGTTGAAACTTCTTTACAAGTCTGCGCTGTGTAGTCACAATGTTTTGTTCTGTATATGCCATTAGTCGTTCTCCTCGTTTGCTTTTGCAAAGTTGACTGCGTTTGCATAGGTATCTTTGCTCTCGGTTGCGAGAACGAGGAATGCAGTCTGATTCTCTTCGCTCAACCTGTCATACATTGACGCAATTGCTTCTGCATGACGAACTGTCACTTTTTGTGCGCTGTTGTCCATCAGTTGTACGGCAGTTTCCTTGCCGTTACTGATGCATTCTGTGATTGCAGCAAGAAGCCTGTTTGCCATGCCTCTGCAATACACCTCTTCCATGTATTCGTTTGCAGACTGCTTCACAAACCGAAGAGCCTTTGGATCATCCGATGACACGATTGCGGTAGACTCCTTGATTTCCACCGCAGCCTTGTCGCCAAGAACGGAGAAAGCGGCTGCGAATTCCTCCGCAGCCTTGTTGCTCTTGAACTTGACGCTTACCTTTGCCATCAGCCCTTCCAGTTCGCTTTCACATAGTCGAAGAACTTCTTCTTCTTGCCATCGTCCATCTTTGCGGGAGACGATGCACCAAACTTCTTGAGAGCCTTGTCGAAGAAAGCACGATATGCCTTCTGCTTGGGGCTTAGTTCTTCCTCAGCCATGGTGTACTTCTCGCCCTTCATGGCGACTGCGCTCTCCATCGACTCCTTGGGCGAACCCATGAGAGTCTTTTTCTTATCTCGCAGAGCCTTGTACTTCTCAACGATTTTCATCGCTTCGTGGAAGTTGATGTCTACTGGAGGAGGAACAACAGCACCCTTGCCGCTGCCATCATCGTAAAGACCACCGAACTTGTTTTCCTGCATAGCACGGGCGCGTTGCTCTCGCAACTTTTTTGCGTTCTCAAGACGCATTACTGTCTCGCGGTATGCACGGGTGCGACCGTCGATATCGACCTTCTCGTTGATGTTCTTGTCAGACATGGGTTCCTCTCTTACTTTCCACCGAATGATGGTTTCTTGGCTTTCTTTGGATCAGCAGGCTTTCCTGTCTCAAGTTCCTTCTTCTTGAGATCAGCATCGGCAACTTCATTTGGCTTACCCGCATCGACAGGAGCAGCGACTTGCGATACACCCGCAGCCTTGTCCTTCTCTATCTGTGCGGTCATGTTTGCAGCAAGCGTTGGATCCTTCTTGACATCCTTCACCATGCCGTCAATGTAACTCTTGGTTGCGCTAATTGCCGCCTTCGGACCAGGGAAGAATTCCCAACGGCGACCGTTGATATAGACGCGAACTGGCTTGCCAAAACCAGTTCCAAGTTGCTTGATTAGCACATCCTGACCCTTGTACTTCTGAGATGAGTGATAGAACTCCTTCTCAAAATTCGGGTCAAGGGACATATCGTCCTTGGCTGATCCCGCAGCGGTTGGAACGATCTTCAGATCTCCTGCTTTGATAGGCGTGGTCACGGGTGGGGCAGAGGGTGCGCCAGGTAAGTTTTCGGGAAGTGGTTGAGGTGCTTCCCCCTTTTCGCCCACACCCGTGACAATTTGTCCTGAGAGTGCCTTCTTCAATTCTTCGATCTTGTCATGGATACGAGAGGCCAACTCCTTCTGAATGAGGCTCTTGAACTTCGGAGCCTCCTTCTTGATGAGGGTTTCGATGACCGACTTGAGGAGTTTGTCTGTATCGTTTTCCATTCAGACCCCTTATACGAGACCGAACTGCGATGTGTCGGGTTCGATCTTGCCTTGATTGCGCTCTTTCTCGATTTCCTTGTCCATCTGCTTGATCTCTGCTTCATTGAAACCAAGCACATTCTTACGAATCCATTCGTGAGAATAATACTTACCTATGTATGGTTTGATATTGCCCAGTTCCTCCACCTGTTGACGGCGCAACTCAGCATTCTTGAGTTCTGTGAAGAGGTTATCCTTTAGGAAGTCAAAGTAGATCGCTTCCTTCATCTCGTTCCACTCGTCGGCGGTGATCACTTTC